ATGCTATAGCAGGTGCTGGATCAGGCACGATGCAAGTCATGGTTACTATAAATTGACGCCAAAGTTATGCGCAGCTGGTGTGCAGTTAAGAGATCAAGTTGATACGTGGTTTCCAGATAGGTGTACTAAAAGTCCAGAAGGATGGTTGGGCGATAGTCGTCACTCCTCCAGAAAATCGGATCATAATCCAGACCAGTTCGGGTGGGTCAGAGGCCTTGATCTTAATTCTAGGTTGGAGTCATCCGACAGCCTCGCACCTTATCTGGCTGACCAGATCAGAATCGCAGCCAAACAAGATAAACGCATATCATACGTCATCTATAACGGGCGAATATGCTCGAAAATATTAAATTGGAAATGGCGTAAATATTCTGGAATAAATCCTCATAAAAAACATATCCATATCAGTTTTACAACGCTAGGCGATCTAAATGGCACGCTATTCGATATACCACTAATAGGGGGCAAGATATGAAAATAAGCAAGAAGCAAAAGGCTGTACTAAAGTCATACGCACGTGGCGTATTAGTTTCATTCTTAACATTTTTAGCAAGTAATGAACTGGGATTAGATCCTGTTGTATCAGTAGTAGTAGCAGCACTTGCAGGTCCAGCAGCTAGGGCTTTAGATAAATCCGATAATGCTTATGGCATCGGTGCCGATGAAGCATGACACCTACAGAATGGGCTGGCTTTGGCGCTGGCGTTATGGCCGTGCTATCAGGCGGGCTTGTCGCATTACGTTTTCTAGTTAGAGGCTGGCTAAACGAATTGAGGCCCAACGGAGGCTCCAGTATGAAGGATCAATTAACACGATTAGAAAAGCGTGTTGATGACCTGTTTATCTTGATTAGTAAGCAATAATTTTATTATGGCAACTACACGTAAGCGTAGAAAAATCAACAGGCGCAAGGTGCGTAAATCACCTGATCCTTTATCTAAGCTAGAGGTTTTCTATATTGCCAAGCACGAGATGTTTAAAGCAGCACGCAAGGCTGGATTCAGCGAAGCGGTGGCTCTTTACCTAATGGATAGCCCTGAATCTATGCCCGACTGGGTTGTAGGCGATGGTGGCATTATCCCTACTATCCCTACTCCAGACGAGGAAGACGATTAAGTCAAAGAGATATTTAGTAATATCCGATTTACAGGTGCCCTATCACCACGAAGCAGCTGTAAAAAATATAGTAAAATTAGCAAGGCGGGAAAAGTTTGACACTGTATTGGTGGTTGGAGATGAAATTGATTTTCAATCGATTAGCAAATGGAGTGAAGGCACACCTCTGGCTTATACAGAAGACCTACACGCTGATCGAGAAACTTGTAAGCAAGTGCTTTGGGATCTCGGCGAGTACAGCTCGGAAATGCACATTATCAGGAGCAATCATACTGATCGCTTATATAACACTTTATTAAAAGTACCTGGGTTAATTAACCTACCCGAACTGCAATACCCAGCGTTTATGGGGTTTGCCGAGATGGGCATGACTTACCATCGCAAAGCTTATGAGTTCCATCCAGATTGGATTTTGTGCCACGGCGATGAAGGCAGTATGAGCCAGCACGCTGGAATTACTGCATTGAATTTAGCAAAGAAGTTCGGGAAATCCGTTTTGGCGGGACACAGCCATAGGCTTGGCATGAGTGCCTATTCAGAGGGCGTAAACGGCCATTACAGGGCCTTATATGGTATAGAGGTAGGGAATCTTATGGATCGCAAAAAAGCCTCTTATATCCGCTATGGAAGCGCAAATTGGCAGATGGGCTTTGCTATACTAGAAGCCGTTGGAAAGACACTAACACCTTCGTTGGTGCCGATCAATAAGGATGGCTCATTTACCGCACTGGGCAGGTACTACGGGTAACATCGTTACCTAATCGTTATACAAATAGTCCCCAAAACAATCCACAAAGTCGTACACAGGTGCAACAATATTCCTATGCCACGAAACGCAGTAGTGGTGTAGATGGGCTACAAATGAAAATACAGATTGATTTAAAGGCAGCTGATTTTGAACAGCTGTGGATCAACTCAATGGAATGGAAAGGCCAAGATTGGGAAAAGCAGGTAGAACGTTTTGAACCTGCACCATTATTTAGCTGGCAGTTTGCATATTGGTTTGATAACTACGCTGCTTTAAAATTAGCAGAGGGTTTTATCAATACATTAGGTAAGAATTACTCCGTACATAGCGATGGAGGCACAGGCGATTGGGTTTTACTTACTAATTATGCTAGCCCTTGCCACCTGCGTAAAGCTTTGGTGAGCGCATGAACCCAGTAGAAGAATTAAAGAATTTTGGCTATGTATTGATGTATGCAATAGTGGCTATAACAGCTATTGCTTGGATTGTCCATGAAATCAAAGACACAGCATTTCAGAATGGGTATTGGAAAGGCCGTGCCGAAGGGTGGCAATCTCACCGCAGGTTAATTAACACCAAGATAAAGTCAGATGAGGTATTTGACTATGACAAGAACTGAGCAACTCTTTGCAAATGTCATTGACACCCTCCACAGTAGAGGCTCTGATTATGGCCACCCAATCGGAAACCATAAGCGCATTGCCGAACTCTGGTCGGCTTACCTTGGCTATCCAATACAACCAAATGAGGTTGCAATATGTATGTGTTTGGTCAAAATCAGCAGACAAGCTGAAGATCCACGAGTCGATGACAATTACACCGATGCGCTTGGGTACATAGCAATTGCTAAAACAGTAACAGAAGCTATGCAAGATGAGGATGGGGTGTGGGCAGATGGCATTTGATTTAAGCCAATACGAAACAGTGGAAGAACGTTTAGAGAAATGGTGGAAAGAAAATGAAGACGGGTCTATTCAGACAGAACTTGTTAATCGGCCAAATGCTAATCCAGATGAGTTTGTGTTTGTGGCTCGCTTATACAGAACTACAGCTGATGCGGTTCCAGTTGCTACTGGCTGGGCATCGGAAATCCGTACTAGCAGCAGCTTTAATAAGTTTGCTTGCGAACTCGCAGAAAGTTCTGCAATTGGTCGTGCTTTGGCTAACTACATCTATTCGAAAAAAGGTGCAAGGCCTAGCCGAATTGAAATGCAGAGAGTTGAAAACAGTGAACCTGCAAAATCCTTTGCAATAGAAAACAACTCTAACGAGCCAGTGCAGTGGACTAGTAATGGTGTGGAATTACCAGGCGCACCAAAGCCACCGCCAATATGCTGCGATGCTGGACACGTGTTGCGTACTGGCTTTAGCAAAACAACTAAAAAGCCATATTACGGCTATGTGTGTATGTCGCAAAACAAAGAACACGCTTTATGGGCCAAGCAAGATGCCCAGGGCAATTGGTTTTTCCCTAAAGAGGAAGGAGGCGAATGATGGGATATGTAGAAATTCTTAGAGGCGGACCTTACCTGGAACGCATAGAAAACGACCAGGTAAAGTTTGTACCTTCTACCGATGTTTGTGTAGCTTGTAATGATGACAGGCTAATACATTCAGGTAATTTCTTAATTTGTACTCAGTGTCATTGTAGACAATAAGGATATTACCATAATGCACCCACAGTTCAAATGTAATGGATGTAAGCGCAAGACCGAGTTCCTATGGCTCGATCAGTTGGATATGCCTGAAGGTTTCAAGGCGTATCAGTGCATGGATTGTGGTTGCGTGGGGGTAAAAAACATCGCAGAAGCCTTGGATATACCTGATTCAGATATAGCCAGATGTGATAAGTGTGGTGGTTGGAAGTTTATAGCCGTGGTCTGCCACACTTGTCAACTAATAGAAAGCAAATAATGAAACCTTATTATCAAGATGACTTGATTACGCTTTACAACGCTAACTGCATAACAAACTCTGATTGGACATTTCAAGCTGATGTGATGGTTACAGATCCACCCTACGGCACTGGTAAAGGCGGTTATGGGCGTGCTGGCAGGGAGATTGCTAATGATCTTGATACAAAGGTAAGGGATTTAGCTTTACAGCTGTGGGCAGATAAGCCTTATGCAATGTTTGCTAGTGGCAAAATGCCTAGCCCTAGCTTTGAATGGGACCATCAATTAGTGTGGGATAAGGCTGTAGCAGGTATGGGCGGTAAGGTGCGTTACCAGCATGAGTTGTTATATGTGTACAAATACGGACAAATAGGTAATGGCTTTAGTGTTATACGTGTAAGTAAGGAATTACATTTAACAAAATTGCATCCACATGCTAAGCCCTCTAGCTTGATGGCTATGATTGTAGGGGCAGCACCAGAGGGTGTAATTATTGATCCCTTTGCAGGTATTGGCGGCACGCTTATCGCAGCTAAGCAATTAGGCCGTAAAGTTATTGGTTACGAGTTAAATCCAGAATATTGCGAGGTTATAGCAAATAGGGCTGCACAAGGAGTATTGATATAATGTGTGGCTTGGATACAAATGCCTGAAGCCACAACTGAAGACTGGGCTAAGCAAAATGCTTTGCGTGAGCAATGGCTTATAGATAATCCCGATGCACAATACATAGGATGGATGTCGATATAATGGCTGGCTGGGATGAGACGTGGATTGATGCAGATGATTTTAGAATCTATTGCGCTTATGTTCGCCACGCCGCCTGACCTGCGGTTATGTTGATGGATTTGCATATGGATGCTACCCTCAAAAAGCGTTCGATCCTAAATCGAAAAGCTGAGCCGCCAAAGGCTAGGCTCGGTAGGCGCAGAGTTTGGCTAATACTCTGTGTAATTGCATTTACTAATTGCTTTTTAAAAGATTATGCCGTTGCAGATACAACTAATAATTACAGACAATGGGCATTCATACAGCTTAATAACATAGAAGAGTTTTACTGTTTAGATTACTTATACTTTAGGGAATCAAGGTGGAACCCCTATGCACGTAATGGTTCACACTATGGCATACCACAAGGTAGGTCTAAGTGGTTAGGTACTGTTAATGGGTATA